CTGCTTCTTCTTTAGTAATACCAGCGTTGCGGTATTCCTCTTCTTCTGTCATAGGTATTAATGGGTAATCTCTTTCCAATATCATATCAATATAATGTTTTGCTTTTTCTAAGTCTTGTCTTTCTCCTTTATGTTTGTGACGGCAGATATACTTAATAGCATTACCTTCTGCAAAAGGCAAATTGTTCTTGTTTATAAACTCACTTGGTTGAATCCTCATCTTTCGGTAGTGTGATCCACCGATCTGTTTATCATATGCACTCATTCTATTATTCCTCCTATAGTGTAGAATTCTTTATCATCATGCAAAGGTGCCATAAGATAAAGTTTATTTTTAGCTCTAGTTACCGCTACATAAACTAATCTATGTTGCGCATCTGGATTATTTATAGCTTCCAAATAAGGTTTAATTTGATTTTCTGTTCCATAATCTGGAAAAACTAAAACATTTTCACATTCTCTTCCTTTTGATCCATGCATAGTACACAACTCTATTCTTGTGTCGTGCATTAAATCATCTTTTTTTTCTAATAAACTTTTAATATAATTCTTAACTTCTTCCTCGATGTGTAATTGCTCCCAGCTGCCTGTCACAAGTAACCCGTGTTTTTCTTTTAATTCTTCTAAGGTTACATTTTCCACATGATCTAATGTCTTGCCACTAGAAAAACCATGTTTAACATGTCCTGCTTGAGAACTTAAAAATTCTTTATAAACAGCTTTAGCATCTTCGTTACTAACTCTTATTCCGTTATTTAGTTTAACCCAAGTCTGATAAGCTTGTAAAACTTCATTAGGTAAAGCACTATTTACTTTTCCAGTGAATCTTATTCCAAGACCATAAAAAAATTCTCCAATCTCTTCCAGTAATTTATTGGTTTGAGCTAATATCATCCACTTGCCTTCAGAAAAATCTATTTCATCTAAGTACATGTTTTCAAGAACCTCTCCTTCGGAGTCTCGTGCATTCCATTTTTTATCTACTCTATTTTCTTTAGTGATTTGAGATATAACTTCCAATGCTTTTTTATGTACTTTTCTTGGAACTCGGTGTGAGTCTTCTTGAGGATCAAATTTCCCTTGTAAGTTTACAAATATATTAGGCTCTGCACCTTGAAAACCATAGATTGTTTGGTCATCATCTCCTGCAATGTAGGATCGTTTACACTGATTTTCTATATAAAAAAACATTTCCCATTGTAAAGGATTTAAATCTTGAGCTTCATCAAGAAACACAGCTTCAATATCAGGACACTTTTTTCTTTTAATAAATAATTTAATCATGTCAGAAAACTCTATCATTCCTGTGTACTCTTTAAAGGTTTTTAAATCCTGTTCTAATTGTATGGTAAAATCAATATCTACGGATTCATGTTTACCTAGTTGTATTGCAGATTCTTGTAAATCAATTTTTTTTGATCTAGCATATTGTATAATTTGCATATGATCATTTTCATAAGTGGGATTACCTGAAGCATCTATTTTTGTTACAAAAGAAATATTGGCATAAGCCTCATGATTAGGATAATTTTGAAATATTCTCCATTTTTTCTTACCACTTAATAAGTTTTTCTTAGTATCCATTTTACATTCCCGTGTGCCTAAAGAGTGCATAGTAGAAACATAAAGAAGATTATGATTTATTCTTTCATCTCTTGCCTCAGTAGCTGCTGCATTACTAAAGGTAATATAAATAATTTTTTGAGGATCTGTTTTTAAAACATTAATTTCATTTTCTAGATGATGATTAACTAGTCTAAAAGTTTTCCCTGTTCCTGGAGGACCATGAATAATTGTTCGGTTTATTCCCATGGTTCCTTCTCTCGCTTATTAACTCTAGGATTAGGTCTTGTTAATTTAATAGTAGGCATTACTAATAGTCTTTCTGTTTTACTTCCTATTTTAGGAGTTTCTTCTGTAACACTAAACAATGTTTCCATTAATCTAATTGTTTTTTGTTTGGGATACGTTTTATCAGGCCAAGATTTTGTTCTTAGCAAAAACTTCCAAAAGTTTTTAAATTTAAAGAACGTCTTTCCCTCTCTGTTTGTGTATGATATTCCTCTTAATACATCCTTCATTTCTTTGCCTGGAGTTTTATTAATATAATCCGCTAGTATTTCTGTTAATTGAACATCTATTTTAGAGGAAGAAGGCGCTGGAATTGTTTCTAAGTCTTTAAAAAGTTTTATTAATAATTTTCTCCATGAATGTTTTGGAACAGGCATCATAGGTTTACCTATTTGATTCATACAAGATAATGAGAATTTTTCAGGATCGTGTAATGTTGCATCTTCAACTTCAACACTTTCTCCTCCAATCGATACAAAATAAATAGGTGGGTCTGAATCAAATTTTCTAAGCTCTGTTATTTCTGGCACAGGACCATCATCTCCAACACCAAATTCTCTTGTAACACATTTCTTAGCATTACAAAAACTAACTATAGGTTCATTTTTACATTTATATTGATAATCTTTATTTCCAACTGATGCGATAGTCTTAACCATTTCTTGACTATTACAAGGTGGCTTCATGTATTTTGTATTATACTCATCCATTTTTTTCTGCCAAATACCTTCGTCGTATCTTTTTTTAAGATACACTCCTACGTTATACATACAATCATTTCTCTTACCTTCTCCAACACCTTCTGATAAAAGTGCTTCAAGACAAGGAGGTATTCCTTTAAAATCATCTTCTTTTTCTTCTGTTATTTCTTTTTTTATTTGGAACTTATTAAGTTGATTCTCTGTTAGTGCTTTACTTTCATAAAAAGTAAAGAACTCAGATAAAGTAATACTTTCTCCTTCATCATTAAAGGCATACCTAACTGTTTTTCCATTACCATGATAAGGTAAATTTAAAAAACTACCCGTATCTCCTCTATCAACTCTTATGTAATCTTGTTTAGGAAATATCTCTGCTTTTGCATGACCCATTGCAGATGCAATCATTTTTAATTTTTCTCTCATAACAATTGCAGGTACTTTAACTTTAGTAAATATAAAACAATGTGCACCTCCTGATTTGGATCTAAAAAGAATGGTAGGTATTTTCTTTTCTTTTAATTTTTGAATAAATTTCTTATGATTAAAAGGATAAGTATCAATATCAATACAACCCCATTTACATTTATTATCACTACCTATAGGAACAATTCCTAATGCAGGGTCTTTTCCATCTAAATGATCCTGCCAAAGTTTATCAATAGGACGTTTAGTAATAGTAAACGATTTGGTTTTATGTTTACCTTTTTCACTAAATTGATCCGTCTTAACTGTTTGACCGTAGGCGCAGTCTAGACCTTCAAATATCTCTTTAAATTTTTCTAAATCTTTCATCATAACTTTAGTATGGGCGAGTTAAGTCTCCCGCTCTCGCCCACAATTCCAACCGGAATGGAATCTTATGATATTTTTCCGTTAGCCTGATCAGTTCTACTGCAGCTCTCATAAAACTTCTTAGCTCTAGCATATAGATTTGTATCAGTTATTTCTCCAACCTTGGTTATACTATAACCATACCATTCATTACCTTTTCCAGTGTTCTTAACTGAAGATAACTTATAGATGTGGCTGAAAGGTGGCGGTGTGTATGGACCGTTTTTTCCATCTTTAGTAATGCTCATCATCGCGGAAATCCATTTTTTGGAAATCTTTCTTTGTGATGAAGACATAGATATCAAAGCTGTTTCAGTTACATTACCATCTGATATGATGACAAAATGCTGAGCAGTTGTTTGAATATAATTACCATTAGGTAATCTATCTTTGCCTAGTGCATCTTTCGTTGTTTTAGAAAGAATATCACTATTACCAGGAAATATATTCTCTGGTCTTCCTGAGCCTGTACCAAAGTCAGCCCACTCTTGATATTCTAATCTGTAATGACAAGGTATGACTGAAATTCCTTTTTCTCCGTCATACAGTTTTCTTGTCACTGTATTAAAAAACATACCAGATTCAGCACCTTCAACATAATTAGAATGTTTTCTTTGTGCCTCCCCTGATCCGTTTTGTAGAAGTTTCAAAATAGGTAGAGCAACACTTTCTTGATCTACATTCTCAAAACCTAACTTAGCATCTGCTTCAAACATAGCGCTTGATGGCAGACCTGCTTCTTCTTTTTTTACTACTTGCTTCTCGTTTCTAGTTTCCATTATCTAGTTTCTCCTATCGTTTGGTTATTTTCGTTTGGTTACCTACAAACGTGTTAAAAAGATCCGCGGGCATATCTTTTCCAGATTCGGTACGCTCGCGAACCACTGCTTTTAAAGTCTGATTATGTACCCCTATTTTCTGGATGGGTTCATAACCTTGACCTTTTGCAAGGGTAGCATAAGCCATTGCCTTGTTATCTTCGCCACGACCAAAGGTAACAGTTACATCATTTTTAATGATGTCCCCTAAGCCGTTTTCTCGAAGCCAGTTAAATGCCGATTCCTGTTTGTCAGGAGTTATTCGAGCACTATAAAAATTGGTAACTTCTATTGAAGCACCATCTTTTAATTTTAATTTTGTAACGTTCATCTCTTTCATCATTTCAGGAATGACTACTTGAGACAATTCTCTTGCTTTTTCTTTTAACTTTTTTGTATGTTCTTCTGAAGCAGCTACTTGTTCTTCCAAATTTCTAAGTTTAATAACTTCATCAGATAATGTTTTTGTAGAATCAATTTGTGTAACGGAATCAACTCTGTCTTTTTCAAAGTTTATATTATTCATCTATCTTTCCTTTCTCGTAGAGATTTATTTCTAAAGGGTAATATACTTTTTCTTGTCTGTCCCATTTTAATAAATTAAATCTTCCATTGTTTATATCAGATACAATAGCACATGCCAAGCCAATAACTGATGGATCTCCTGATAATAATAAATAATCGTTGGAGTTGTAATCTTTTAACAAACGTCTTAATTCAAAAATGATAGGACCTGGACTTAAGATAATTTGTGTATCTTCTCTTAGTAACACTTTTAACTTACCGTATTTTGAAGCACCCATAATATTAAATTTAGGACGACCCATTCTTGTTCCAGGTAATTCCTGCAACACATAAACGATAGGTTCTTTATCTTTTTTTAGATCTGTATAATCACTCATAACTTTCTTGACAAGTTATAAGATATTGTTGTATACATGTCAACAGAAAGAAGAAATATAAAATGATAAATTATAAATTTAAAACTAAGCCCTATGCTCATCAATTAAAAGCATTGGAAATGTCGTGGAATAAAGAAGTATTTGCCTACTTTATGGAAATGGGTACAGGTAAATCAAAAGTATTATTAGATAATATATCTATGCTCTATGATAGAGGTAAAATTAATGGTGCTTTAATTATAGCTCCTAAAGGTGTTTATAAAAATTGGTTTGACTCTGAAATACCTACTCATTTAGTTGATCATATTCAAAAAAAGGCGGTTTTGTGGCAAGCACTTATTAATCAAAAACAACAAACAAAATTAGATACTTTATTTAAGCCTGAAGTAGATCTACACATTCTTATTATGAATGTAGAAGCTTTTTCTACAAAAAAAGGTGTTGAGTTTGCTAGTCGGTTTTTAAATTCCCACAATGCTTTAATGGCAATTGATGAAAGCACTACTATTAAAAATCCAGGTGCTAAAAGAACAAAAGCTATTGTCTCTTTAGGTAAACAAGCAAAGTATAGAAGAATTTTAACAGGATCTCCTGTTACTAAATCTCCGTTAGATTTATATAAGCAATGTGAGTTTCTTGATATTTGGTTATTAGGACATCAATCTTACTTTAGCTTTAGAACACGTTATGCTTCTATGAAAACGGCTAATTTTAATGGAAGATCAGTACAAATTGTAGTGGGATATAAAAATCTTGCAGAATTATCTGAAAAAATTAAGCCTTTTTCTTATCGTGTTTTAAAAGACGATTGTTTGGATCTACCACCTAAAACGTTTATGAAGCGTGTTATTCAATTGTCCACTGAACAGAAAAAACTTTATGACCAAATGAAACAATTAGCTCTTGCTGAAATGAATGGTAAACTAACAACCACCGCTACAGCGTTAACGCAGCTTATGAGACTACAACAAATTACTTGTGGTCATTTCAAAGCGGATGATGATTCAGTACAAGAAATTAAAAATAATCGTATTGATGAACTTATGGACACTTTAGAGGAAATAGAAGGTAAGGCCGTTATTTGGGCGCATTGGCGTCATGATATCGCCACAATTGTAAGAGAAATTGAAAAAGAATACCCTGGTTCTGTGATGACCTACTATGGTGATACAAGCACCGATGATCGACAGAAAGCAATTAGAGAGATGCAAGACCCAGAAAGTAAAGTTCGATTTTTAGTAGGTACACCGCAGACCGGTGGGTATGGAATTACCTTAACAGGTGCATCGACGATGATTTATTACTCAAACGGTTATGATTTAGAAAAACGTCAACAATCGGAAGCAAGAATAGATAGAATAGGTCAGAAAAAACCAATGACTTATATTGATATTCTTGCGGAGGATACTGTTGATGAAAGAATCGTCAAAGCTCTCCGCAAGAAAGTTAACATCGCCACTCAAGTAATGGGTGAAGAGTTAAAAGATTGGATTTAA